AAAGCCTCAGCCAAGGGCATCATCAGTCGTCAGACTGAAAAAGTAATCACAATGGATCCAGATCAAGCCGCTGGTATATTGCTGGCTCCACAGTACAAACGTAATCAGTTGATGACTGTAGAAAACATTTACAAAGCCTTGGCCATGGACCCTGATCGTGATGTCAAACTAGCAGACTTTCGTGAATATCTCTCACGTGAGGGTGTAAAGGAACCTGAAACGGGCATGGCAGAAAGTGACGTTCACTTCTTGGCACGTCTACGTGATAGAATTGTAAATCGGGGTTATGTTGCTCTTGTGGAAGCTGAGCAAGCTGGTGTAGGCGGTAGAGCCAAGGGTATTGAACACCTGGAAGATCTTGTGTTCCGACGTGGCACACAAGGCATCCGAGACGCACTAGAAATTGTCAGTCATGCTACACAACAGCCCCGAACAGTCACAGCCAAGTGGGACGGCAAACCTGCTGTGATATTTGGGCGCAAGCCTGCCACAGGCGAGTTTGTGCTGACAGACGGGTCGGGCTTTGAAGCCAAAGGCTACGATGGTCTTGCTACCAGTCCTCAAATGATGGCCGACATACAGAGCAAAAGATCCGGGGACAGAACTGAATTGATTCAACTGTATGCCACATTGTTTCCTGTGCTAGAAGCCGCATTGCCCCCAAACTTTCGTGGCTATGTCAAAGGCGATTTGTTGTACATGTCAACCCCGCCTGTGGAAGCAGGCAACTATGTGTTCCGTCCCAACACTGTGGAATACCGAATCCCAGTCAAGAGCACTCTAGGACAACGCATTGGTGCTAGCAACATTGGCATTGCCGTCCACTCAATGTATGCAGACGCAGGTGATGCACGTCAACCCTTGAGTGGTGTGGCGTTTAATCCAGTTCCTGGACTGATGTTGGAAAAGCCAGCAAGCCCTCGTCAACTAGAAACTGAAACCAACGCTGAAAAACAACTCAAACAGTTGATCAAGTCTCAAGGCCAAGCAATTGACACCTTGTTCAATCCCACAGAATTGCGAGCACACAAGATCACAGACCTGGCAAAACTGTGCGTGGACTTTATCAACACCAAAGTGGGCGCACCACTCAACGGTGCTACACTACTGCCTGAGTTTGGCAAGTGGTTGGAAACAAAGGTTACCCCGCAAAAGTTTCGCAACATTGTGGAATACTTGAACAGCCCTACTTCAAATACTCCTGCACTGGCAGCTGCATTCAACGCATTTAACTTGTTGCATGACGTCAAAATGCACCTGCTACGCCAAGCAGACACAGAGCACCCAGGGCAAGAAGGCTGGGTCATGGCCACCCCTGTAGGCTATGCAAAGGCGGTAAATAGATTTGATCCCAATGCATTTGCGGCTCAAAATAGACAGAGAAACAATCCGCAACAGGCGTGATTTTTCCAAACTGGCTAAATAAAAGCAGGTCCACCGAGACCACTAACTTAAAGGAAAAATAAAATGGCAACATTTACAAAAGTAAACGGTACTACACAACCGTCATTCGCAATTGACGTAGCAAACGGTTCCATCGCAGGAACAGCTAACGTAGCAGCTCAAGGTCCAGTTCAGATCCAAGGTCCAAAACTTGACTTCTTCACTTTAACAGCTAACGCCGCGTTGACCAACGCTGGTAACGTTAACGGTTACTTGAACAACGTTTTGACAGCAGTTCAACAACTTGGTACAATCGCAATTTACCAAGCTGGTGCTACAGCTGGCACAATTAACTTGGCTATCTATCCAAGTGGTGCTTACACCACAACAACATTGGTTGCAGCCGCGCAAACAGCCAACGCAACTGGTGGCTTGAACATTGGTATCCCAACTGCCAACGTTTCTGCATCAGCTACATTCACTAACCTGTAATCAGTTAGCGATCGTCAAAACCCTGGACGTAAAAACTCCAGGGTTTCTTTTTGGCATTAAATACTCACAGAATGAAGATCACATGCCGTACCCTTTTTGATTGCAGTCTCACCGGTGTAACTGGACACTACAGATCAAGCGAAATTCCATTTGTGGATCGTGCTGGGCAAACCATACGCAATCAACAAGACTGGAATCATTCGCGTAATCAGCAACGCAATTGGGAAACCCTGTTGCAGATCATAAGTCTCAGAACCCAGCCCGTTGACCTTACTGTGCCCGAGAAAAAAGACACAGCATGGGAGTTTGAGTTTAGATCTGAGTCAGAAGGTGTGTTTGAAATGCATGGCAACCCAGACCCATTAGCTGGACTCAAACAAGATTGCGAAGGGGTTCCCATGATGCTGAATCTTACTGAACAACCTAGCATGTCCCCCACTATTGCCACATCGGGTGATAATCAAAATATTTGGTTCATTGCGGTAAATAATGCATTGGAGCAATCATGGTAGATACAACTGACATTGAAAAGAAAAGTTTGGAAGCACATGTTGAACTATGTGCAGAACGTTACCGGGCACTGGAAGTACAATTAGATTCCATGATTGTGTGCATTGATGAGATCAAATCAGACGTCAAATTGGTACATAGCATAGTGCATCGAATGGGCGAACAACGCAACAATCAGCTGATCACTTGGGGTATTGGACTCATTGGATTTTTAACAGCAACAGTAGGCTGGTTACTTGCTCACTATGTATTTAAATGACTCAAGAACAAAAACTAAATGCCTGGGCTGAACGAGAGCTCAAACGTAATATCGATTCTATTATTATAGATGACGGCACTGGTTCTCTTGTGGTTTTTGGAAAATATTGTATACAGCCAAAGGATGCCAGATTTCAAGTCAGCACCTGGGACAAAATAATTCATTCTTTCAGCACAAAGAAAACAGCTATGAGTTGGTGTACAACAGATCATCAACAACACTACAATTTATCTAATCAAATATTGGTACTAGACCGTAAAAAACAATCATTAGCAGCGGATATATACTGCCGACAACTCACTGGCGAGCGTGGAAAAACAGAATCATTTTATGAAATCATAAACATGAAACTGCAACCCAAAATAGACCAATACAACTCAGTTACAGCCGAACTAGAGAAATGTGTAAATCAGGCTAAATATATGCAAATTAAGGGATTCAATAATGAAACTGCAAGAACTATCGGCTCCAACGCCAAGTAAACAAATTGCCAAAGTATTCGAAAGTTACTTTGGTAGCCGCATTCGCTTTGACCAATTAACACGTGGGCAAACTCAAGCAATGTTGGGCAAAGTACGTGGTATCTTGGGCGAGCATCGCAAAACTTCTCAACGTCATAGCAGTGAGCAAGACCCACGTTACCTGCAATTGGTAATGATGGAACAGGCATTGTCTAGTCGCTTGAAAGAAAATGTCATTCCACCTGCTCCCGGTTCTACTCCTGCTCCTGGCGCTGCTTCTGCAACTCCACAGGCCGCTGTTGCTGGTGGTAAACCTGCTGTGGCTGGGGCAGTTGCTAAGGATCCTAAATTGGCTGCCGCACTTAAAAAGAGTTCAGCTGGCCAAACATTGAATCCTGAAGAACAAAAACTAGTAGCTGGCGCCGCAATGATGCAGGCTGAAAGTCGTTTCCGCAGAATGGCACGCCGACTGAACGAAAGCGAAATTCAACAAGCTCAAGTTGTGTTGGCCGCTCAAGACATGGTTGACAAAATGCAAGCCATGTTGGAAGATGTGAGTGAACTGCAATTCAAAGAGTTGCCAGCCTTGGTTGACTCAATCAAGAATCAAGTTGGTGTTGACCAAGCCTCTCAATTCAATGCAGACGCCACAGCCGCACTAACAGGCCTGTTGCAAAATATTCAAGGTGCCAAGCAACAACTTGACGCCGCATTGAATGTGGTAACTGGTGCGGCTCCTGCTGGTGCCGCAGCCGCTGGCGCTATGGGCGCTGACATCGCCGCAGGCGCAGGTGATATGGCCGCCGCAGGTGCTGACATGGCCGCCGCAGGTGCTATGGGTGCCGAAGCTGGTGCTGACATGGGTGCAGATGCTGCATTGGATGCCGCAGCCGCTGATGCTGGTGCTGAACCTCCTGCCGCCGCGCTGGGTCGCGCCAAAAGATAATGAAAATATTTGAAGTTGACAGTAGCATGGGAATGGCGGCTCCGCCTAACCCAGCGCAACTGTCGGGCTTGGTGCAGTTTCTCGATGGTCGTGCCAAGGACACCAATGCCAAAAAAGAAATCAGCCAGGATGCATTCATCAAACTGGCCAATGATTTGGATATCAACATCACCGCCCAAAATCTAGCCGATGTTGTGAGTCAAGAGCCACTCAGTAACCTTTTGGAACCTATGGATCCAAACACAGGCGTGTTAGTGTTCAAAGGTGCAGGCGAACCAAATGTTGCTATGCCAGTGAACAAAGCACAGGACATTGTGGCCAGTGCTGCCAAATCGGCAATGAACAAAGACCGCGGTGTTTAACCAATCCTGTCAACCAAAGGTTGACACAAAACGTTAAATATAGTATACTCAACTATAGGAGGCGTATTATGAAAAAAGCTGTAATTTTTGTTTTGATGAGTGCGTTGGCCAGTACCAATGCGTTAGCCTGGGGCGACCGTGAACAAGGCGCACTAGCAGGCATGGCAGCATTGTGGGCTTTCCAAAGACTCAATCAGGTTGATGCTCCTCCTCGAGTGGTTTACACACAGCCACAAACAGTGTATGTTGAACGTCCTGTGGTTGTACAACCTCAAGTGGTTGAATATCAACGCCAACAGTGTAGCCCTTGGGTTGAAACACGAAACTGGGACGGCACTGTGACTAGATCTAGAACTTGTAACTACTAATATGGCATACTCAGATAAAGTAATTGATCACTATGAAAATCCCCGGAATGTCGGATCTTTTGACAAGACTGATACTGATATTGGTACTGGTATGGTTGGCGCACCTGCTTGCGGCGACGTGATGAAGCTTCAAATCAAAGTAGAAAATGGCATTATTACGGACGCAAAATTCAAGACTTACGGGTGCGGCTCAGCCATTGCTTCAAGCTCGCTCATCACCGAAATGGTCAAAGGAATGTCGCTCGACGCCGCAGGAGCAATCAAGAATTCAGAGATTGCTGAAGAGCTTGCCCTCCCGCCAGTCAAAATCCATTGCTCAATACTTGCTGAAGACGCGATCAAAGCCGCGGTAGAAGACTATCGCAAAAAGCATGATCTCGTTCACTGACACAGCACGAAACAAAATACAAAAACTAGTCACAGCCAAAGGCTACGCTGGTATTCGGCTTGGAGTTAAAACTACAGGTTGCTCGGGTCTTGCTTATGTGCTGGAATACGTTCGAGAATACACACCTGAACAGTATGTTATCAATTATGCACAGTCTGATTTTGTAGTTCTAGTAACTCAAAAAGATGATGTGTATCTACACAACATGACTGTAGATTATGTGCGCCAAGGCCTCAACGAAGGCTTTGAGTTTCGAAATCCCAACGAACGTGATCGTTGTGGTTGCGGAGAAAGTTTTCGAATATAGTTGACAGTTGGACTATAATAGTCTATAATTGACTATAATTATGTATAATCCAAAATTTGACTACCAGCCTATTCCCAGAGTCACAATAGAGGGCAAGCGTTACTACGCTACCCCAGACGGACAAAACTTGCCGTCAGTGACCACAATACTTGACAAAACAAAACCCCCAGAAAAAGTTGAAGCATTAAATCAGTGGCGTCGTCGAGTGGGTGCAGAAAAAGCACAACAAATCACAACTGAAGCGGCCAACCGCGGCACCCGCATGCACACGTACCTAGAACGGTACATTAAAGAAGGTGCTGTTCCGCCGCGTGGATCTAATCCTTTCTCTTGGCCCAGTCATATCATGGCAGAAACTGTGATCAAGGACGGACTCAAAAACGTCAATGAATTTTGGGGTATTGAAGTTCCGTTGTATTTTCCCAGCGTGTACGCAGGCACAACAGACGGTGCGGGCATACACCTAAATGAAGAAGCCATACTGGACTACAAACAAACCAACAAGCCCAAAAAGCGCGAGTGGATTGACGATTACTTTGTACAACTGTGTGCCTACGCTGAAGCACATAACGAATTGCACGGCACACGCATACGCA